AGCAATGACGGCTTCAGTAGACCTAGCTAAGAAAGAAGGCGCATATTCTTCGTTTAGCGGCTCTCCATTGAGTGCAGGAGAATTTCAATTTAACTTATGGGGCTTTGCAGACAATCAGTTATCGGGTCGTTGGGATTGGGCCAAATTAAGAAAAACAGTAATAAAGCATGGTGCTAGAAATTCTTTATTACTTGCGCCAATGCCGACCGCGTCTACTGCTCAAATTATGGGTAATACTGAGGCATTTGAACCATTTACTTCAAACATCTATACGCGTAGAACTCTATCTGGAGAATTTATTCTAGTAAATAAGCACTTAATCAACGATCTTATCTTGCTAGACTTATGGTCAGATCAAATGAGAATGCAAATCATTAAAGGAAATGGATCTATTCAAAATATAGCTGAAATTCCACAGGAACTTAGAGAAGTCTATAAAACAGTTTGGGAAGTTAAGCAAAAGGATATCATTGACATGTCAGCTGCTCGTGGTAAATTTATCTGTCAATCCCAGTCATTAAATTTATTCATTAGAGACGTCAATACTGCAAAATTAACATCTGCACACTTTTACTCTTGGCGAGCAGGTTTAAAAACTGGTATGTATTACTTACGAACTGAATCAGCTAATGATGCAATTCAATCACTAGGAGTAGATATTTCAAAACTTAAAGCATCAGAGTCAGTTCAATTAATACAAAGCGATGAACCTCCTGAAAATATCACATGTTCGCTTGACAATCCAAAAGATTGTATTGCATGTGGATCATAAGATCAATACTATTTAGATAAATGAAGGGACTATTTGGTCCCTTTTTTTATGCAGCACAAGTACTTAGATAAATACTCTATATGAAATACGTAATTGAATCATTTGAAGCCTTTACTAATGAAAATGAGCCAGTCGCTCCGTTTTCTATAACGGTAAAACCAACAGATAAGTTTGAAGGCTGTCTCAAAGAAATTAAAAACTCAGACGGAAAGCCAGCTTTCTTAACTGGTAGTGAATTTACCTTAACACGCAATGGGGATAGATTTAATCTTGTTAAAGTTGCTACAACACCATTTGACTTAAGTAAACAAGATGACCATTGGTTATCTTATAATCCTGAAAATAAAGAAATTTATGTTCAAACTTCAAGAGTATTTGGAACATCTGATGTTCTTAGAGATCTTACTCAAAGAGATAAAGAGTTATTAAGTACCGATAGAAGATTTGCAGCAAGTGAGGATTATCGAAAAGAAGGCTTAATCTGGATAGGCGGTTATTATTGTAAATTTGAAAATGGATTTGAAGTAGGCATGAAAGATCACCGTGAATACTTTGAAATTATTAAAGTAGAACAATAATCTAAAAACCTCACTAAATAAAGATGAGGTTTTTTATATGATAAAATATAAGACGATGGCTATTAACAAAAAGATGGCAGCAACCTTTAAACCCAATAGCCAGGACTCAATCAATAATCTCAATAATTTTAGTAGAGTGGCACAAGATGCAACCTATGTTGCGCCAAAACTGCTACCAATTCGACTAAATAAATAATCCTAGAAAAAGCACTATAGGATGAAAATCTTAAAATTTAAACAATTTTCGGCAGTTTTTGAAGAAGAATTGCCACTTCCAGATGTTACAATGGCCACAGGTGCTGAGCCGACCGCTCAACCAGCAGATGCTAGTCAGTCGTATAAAATACTTTTTATCACAGCAGATAAAGATTGGTCAGCTGAATATCCAACCGGCGGTGGAGTAAAGAAGTATAAGCATTATGAGATAAAACCAGCCGACCTAGACAAATGGCTAACTGATCTTAGTTTAGTTGATAAAGCTAATTCATTTAAAGATGGTCTCTCAGGCAAAGAAGAATTGTCCAAGGAAGACTTTTTCAAATTAAAGCAAGGTCTTCGAGATAAGACTCTAAATTACAAAGAACTTGCCGAAGTTGAGGTCGAATACGACGAGGCAGGCACGCCATATACATCAGACCTCAACGTCACATTTTTAAAGCCAAAATCTGACGAGTTAAAGGATGATAACAATTAATCGATATTCTGAATACCAATACAATAATCAACCCAAACTATCTCAATTATATGTTCTTGGAAAAATTTCGTTTATCGAAGAGAGTCGTGGCGGCTGGCGGACTGGGTTATTTTATCAAACTGGTGAGCAAATTATATTAAATACATATACGTCAAGGTCAGCTGCTTGTGAAAGCATAGGGCGCGATGTTGTCAAATATATTGGCCATACGTACCAGCCAATTATGGAAGCAGTTTCACCAGATTGGTTAAAAAAGTTGAGCGATGATATTGTTAAATGGCATTCTGACTTTTTTAAATTAGGCACGCTTAACACAATTAATCCATATCTGGATGGAATTGAATTAGAGTACACAGATTCTGAATACTCTGAAGAACTTGATGATCTTGGAGTCGACCACACACTAGACACTGAGGTGTATATTGACATAGTATTTCATGGAATTCCAGAAGATACTGAAAGGCTAATCACACTGGGTCTACAGGAGGTCCCTGACGACTATGAAATTAACATCTTTGTTGAGTACTCAGGGAAAAACAACTCAATTTTTGGCTTTGATTATAAAGAAAGTAAGCGGTGGTATTTTGACCAAGAAGACCTAACTTCAATGGACTCGCCTGGCAATACGGTAAATAGCGTAATTAAATGGTGCATAACTAAGAAAGTTGCACACTGGGTTAAGTCTCAGCAGTCACGTGCAATGACTAGACTTATTGAACTTGCGACTAGCATAAAGAAAAGCCGTGACTAAGTGCAATTCTAGCACACCAGGTAAAACTTTATTTAGACCTTTGGTATAATATTTAAAAAATCTATAAAGTATGACTCCTGAATGGTTATCAAGCTTGAAAGCGGCAGTTGCTTCTCTAGAAGAAGAAACTGTTAAATTTTACGAAAAAGGAAATAAGTCAGCTGGAACTAGAGCTAGAAAGGTGCTACAAGATATTAAAACTCTTAGCCAAGAGGGTCGCAAGCATATTCAAGAAGCTAGAGCAACCGCGACAAAATAAACTCTTTCATAAAGTTAACATAGGGGTGAGTTTTAATTAACTCGCCTCTTTTTGTTTAAAACCATTTAGCATATAAGTAGTACAATTCTATAAATTAAATCTTTAAGAACAATGGAAGACCTATTTAATCTTAACCCGGACGATTTCTCCGGCAAAGCAGCAAGTCAAGCTAGAAAAATTGACGAAAACGTTTACAATCCAGGCCCAGATCAGGGCCAAAACGGGGTTTACAAATCAGTAATTCGATTTGTGCCTTGGGTTGGAGATCCAACAAAGAGTAAGTACAAAAAGTACGCAGCGAAGTTGGTAAATCCATTAACCAATGAAAGACTTATTGTTGATTGTCCATCCACAATTGGAAAATCATCAATTCTATGGTCTCTTGATCTTGAACTTCGCAAATTAGCAAACGAAGAACCTGAAGTAGTAAAAGAAATCCAAAAGTATTTTAACCGATACTATAATTACTATTCTCTCGTTTACATTAAGCGCGATCCTCAAGCTCCGTCCCTAGAAGGTTCAATCAAAGTATATTCATATGGCTACACCATTGATAACCTAATTCAACAGGAAATTAACCCTGAAGCAGAATTGGGAATTGTAAGCAAAGTTAATCCATTCTCATTAACTGGTGGCAAAGACTTTGTCCTAGTCGTTAAGAGAAAAACCAAAGCATGGAGAGACTTTAGTTCATCTAAGTTTATGAATGAAGTTAGCCCGTTAATCGTAAAATCTCCTAATGGTAAAGAGATTAGCGTGACAGATGACCCAAAAGTTCGTCAATTTATTTCTGAGTATCTAAAGCAAAACTCTCCAAATATTGAGCAATATCATTATAAAGAGTGGAATGATGCAAACTATGAAAAAACTGCAGAGTTTATCAAAGCAATCGTTCCGTACAAACAGATTATTGACAATTTAGTTGGTGGGTTAAGGGACGAAAAAATGAAAGCTTTTTTTACAAATAGTGCTCCAGTTAAATCAAAGATGACACAAGCTCCATTTGGAGAAGATTTAGAGTTTACACCAGCTCCAGCAAAGTCCCAATCTATCAGCTTAGATGATGATTTTGGGCTGAGCCAACCAAGTTCTCCAACACCAACTCCATCGACAAAAGCGTCTTCTCTCGATTTAGATGATGAGCTCTTTAGCGATCTTTAATAATTAAAAAAACCATCGATATAAATGGAAAACCAAGCACCGGCACAATCTGAGAAACAGCCAACTCAAGAGTTGCCAAAAGTTACTCTTCTGTCAGCAATCAGTTATCAAAATAGAGAAGACTATGAGATCTTTCTGAAGACACTGACTGGCGAGCATGCAGTAGTTACTCTAATTGCAGCAGCTAACCACGCACAAGGCCGAGGCGCCTATAATTTAGACGAAGCTGAATTGATTGCAAAGGCAATTAGAAAATTAACAGTTAATCCAGCTGAAACATCTACTGAAAACAAAACAACTGAACCGGTTGTTAACGCTGATTCAGTTGACGCGGGCTCTGCCAAAAAAGCAACGCGTTCACGTAAAAAATAAGTATGAACTTAGTCATTGATGGAAATGCTTTTCTTAACGTTGCAACCAGTATCGTTAAAAATATCCTACTCAACGACAAACGCGTTGGGGAAAGATATTATGTAAATGATTTAACCGAAGATGACAAGTTCACTCTTAAACAGGCCAGCAAGGATGTCTTTCAAAATTTTTCTTTAAATTATTTTGGAAGCATCCTTGCGCCGTTTAAAGACAATATTAGTTCAGTCTTTTTTGTTTTTGATTCTAAAAGCTGGCGTCGCCGGTTTATTAAGCAACACGTTGAAAGTCATGGAGAAGGAGATTTTGCATATAAAGGAAACCGAAAATATGATGAAAAAATCTATTTGTTTTTTGACTTCTTTCAGCAAGATATTTTGCAAACACTATCTCAAGAATATGGAATCATTTCAAATCGGGTCCTTGGTGCTGAAGGCGATGATCTAATCGCATACATTTGCGAAAATATACAAGAAGATATTTGTATTTGGTCAGTAGATAAAGACCTAATCCAACTATTAGAAAGCGGCCGGCGCAATATTATCTTAATTACTCCAAAGATGATGACTAAGTTTAAAAAAATCTATACGACTGAGGATTTTGATAAACTCGAAACAAAACCAATTGATCTATTTAATTTAGAGATGTCGGATATTGACAACTCTTCATTAGTTAATGTCTTGCATGATCTAACGAAAAAGGATTTTATGCACTTTATGGTGGATCCAACGCTAGAGATTTTAACCAAATTTCTAGGCGGCGACGGTTCCGACAATATTCCAAGGATTCATCCAAAAATGACTGCATCTAAAATCACAAAAACAATAGACTTAATTAAGGAGAATTTTGATTGGCAAAGCATTAAATCTGCAATTGATTCAAATGACCAAGAGTTCATCTTATTATTAGTCAATAGTATATGTGATTCCCTAAAAATAAGTGAGTCAGACGAACGCCTTACAATAC